GCAGAGGCAGAGAAGGAAGCGTGGGCGCATGATGATTCTGCTCCCATGATGGACTACGAAGTCTATGACATTGAAATCACTTGCTTGGAGGATGAGGAAGAATGAGTCCCGAAGATGCATTGGAAAAGATGCGCATCAAGCAAGCGCAAATGGCAGTGCAAGCCGAGATGATGGTTGAGCGCGTCCACAAACTGCAAGACCTTAACCACTGTGCTGAGTCGGGTCACTCTTGGATTGTTGAAAGAACAAACGGTGCGAGCCAAACACAGGTTGACCACATGCGGATTCAATGTATGCACTGCAACGCGTGGTATGAGATTGCACGAACATACGAACAGAACGCTCAAATCACCCCGCTTTGCATCACCCACAACAACAAGGACATGACTGTTCAAGACTTCCTTAACGGAGGTGAAGAGGAATGAGTTTCTTTGTCCTTGACGAGAACCCTGTTCGCTCCGCTGATATGATGTGTTGGCTTGACTGCGAGTCTGCCGCATTTGACGGTGCGCGCATCATTGTGTCTGCAATCAAAGAACAAGGTGGGCAGGTCGATGACCTCCCTTTCCAACCACTCGACGGCCATCCGATGATTCGTTGGGCTGTCGTGTCCCGCGAAAATGCTCGCTGGTTGTTCCGAAACACTCGCGCCGCCGCAATCAAGTGGGGTAAAGACGCTGAGATGAAACAGTACCCCGAATTGATGAAGCAACTGAACGAGATTGCCTCAATCATTGACAGTCGTTGCGCTCTCTCAAATGAGATGGTTGGACAGGCCACGCTGTTTGGCAACTTTTACATTGACGGCGACGCGCTTGTCCCCTTGTCTGTATCCGACTCAAGTGTGATTAAATCCAATCGTGCTTACTATGAACAGACACGCAAGTATTTGACTTGGGGCGACGAAGATGCGAAGAACATTTACGGTGACCGAGGTGAAGAAGAATGAACATGACATACGAACGATACACAGACAACTACGGTGCGCGAATCGCACTCAAGAAAGTCCCATTCGATTTGAAGGATGAGATGAAGGCCGCGCTACCATTCCCTCAAATGGTTTGGAACGGAGGCATGGGTCTTTGGGCTATCCAAGACCGCGCTGATGTGATTGAGAAGGCTCTCGCTTTCCTCGCTGACCATGACATTACAGTGGATGGGTTAGAATACGATGAGACTGCTATTGAGGTTTCTTCTAACGCTACTGTCACATACACTGCTCCCGACAATCTCATCATGAAGTGGGACTTCCAACCCAACTGGAAGGAAATCAACGCGGCTATGAAGTCTGCCGCCGCAGGTTCAGCCAAGTGGGTCAATGCTTCCAAGTCATGGGTGATACCTATTGGTGTCGCTATGGCTGTATCAACAGCCGTCCGACCTCTCTTTGAGGCACTGGCTGATGCAATCGAAGACAACCCACAAGTCAAAGCATCGCATGAAGCAACGCTCCAACGAGTGGAACTGTCAAGCGCGGTTGAGACTGACATCGAACTACCCGACGCGGAACCGTTCAAGAGCATGCGACCTTACCAGCGCATCGCTCCTGTTATGTATATGACAGGAGGACGCGAGCGCATTCTCATCGCTGATGAGATGGGTCTTGGTAAGTCACTTCAAGCCCTCGGTTGTGTTGAGTTGGCTCGGTACGAACGCGTCTTGATTGTTTGCCCTGCGATTGTCAAGCACAATTGGGCGAACGAGATTGAGAAGTGGATTCACCTCGCAGTTCAAGACCGAGAAATCATCAGTGGAGGGAAGGGTGAGATTCGTCCTGCTCGTTTCCACATCATCAACTACGACATTTTGGACAAGCGCAAAGAACACCTGCGTGCTATCGGCTATGACTGCATTATTTTTGATGAGGTTCACCGCATCAAGAATCCAAAGTCTGCCACTACCAAAGCCGCGCTTTACATCGCCAAGAACATTGACGGTATCATTGCGCTTTCGGGGACGCCAATCACGAACCGCCCTATGGAGTTCTTCCCCACCCTCAACTTGATGATGCCTGCGACATTCAGCAACTCTTTCGCCTTCGCAAAGAAGTATTGCAATGCGCGCAAGACTGAGTTCGGATGGGATATGAGTGGCTCGTCCAACATTGACAAATCGTGGGACGGACAAACGACACCCCTCAACCACATCTTGCGTGACTTCATGTTGCGTCGCTCTATGGACGACCCGCGTATCGCAGGTGAAATGCCTTCGCTTGTTGAAACCATCATCCCTGTCGAACTGACTGATAAGCAGACAACTGCTTACAAGAACACGCACAACTCTTGGATGCAAGCATGGGTTGACCAACAACAGAACTTTGGTTCCACCGACGCGGGCTTCACACTCAACATGATGACTGAGTTGCGGCACGAAGCAGGTCTTCACAAAGTGGAGGCGGCTGTTAAGTGGGCAACAACTTACTTTGAAAACAACGGTAAGCCACTCGTCATTTTTGCGCACCATAGAGATGTGATTGAATCGCTTTATGATAGGTTGCGAGAGAATTTTCCAAGCACGCGCTTCATCAATGGTGAAACGAGTGAGAGCGACAGACAAGAGAACATACTGCACTTTCAACAAGGTAGTATTGACTTCCTCATCTGTTCCACCAACGCCATGCGAGAAGGGGTCAACCTCGACCACGCCAACACTACGCTCTTCGTTGAGCGTGAGTGGGTTCCAGCATGGGAACAACAAGCCGCGGCGCGCGTTCGCCGTATGACACAAGAAGATTCCACCTGTCACAAGGTGGTATTGTCCGCTAAGGACACCATTGATTCAATGTTTGACCAAGTGGTTGCTGACAAAGCAGACCTCGTTGAGCGTATCCTTGACGGTGAAACCGGCAAGACGCGTGAAGCAATTGGCAAAGCATTGCTGACTAAATTGAAGAAAGGAAAAGGTGCATTACTATGACACACGGAAAGAGAAAGATGAGAAAATGCCGCAAATGCGGAAGCCAAAGAATGAGAAGCGCGGGTAAATGCAACTTGCTTGTAGCACACGCGACTGAGAAATGCACAGGAACTATGCAGGTGGTTAGAGATGAGCGATGAGTTCCGAGAGGAAGAGAGCATCCCGTCAGCACCATACACTGTGCAGTTGAAGAATGGTAGGTTTGTCCTGCTGGAAGACTTACCGGACCGCACACTGAGAAGCATGGCACACAAGAACTTAGCGTCATTGCGCAAACAAATTACAAGAGTGTGTGCAATGAAAGCAGAACTTGACAGACGAGAATACAGGGACTCGCTTGCTTCCTTCCATCCGTTTAGGGATTACAACATCTTCCAAATAATGACACACGCGACAATGCTTGGTGTGAACAACTTCAATCGACTGCACCCCGAACTTGCTTTACCTAATGGAAAGAGGAAGGAGGATGAGGAAGAATGATGCCCGCGCCTCAAGAACCGCTTGATGTTATCATCATTCCCTATTCGCCTTGCCCTTGTCGTAAGCATCCGCAACCTTCGGAACTCTTCATCTATCGCACCGTTCCTTACGGCGTCTTCTCCAAAGCCGAAGTGCATTGCGTTGAAGGCAACGGAGTATGGGACGCGTCGTTCCTTTTCATGCCGCAAGAATAAATAGGTTGCCCCTCTTGGGGGTGAATAATGCCCCGTTACCAGTTAGGCACGCGCCATTTTGGAGAGGATGGCTTCCTTACGCATCCGATGGCTGACGGTGTACCTGTCAAGAACGCGACAATAAAGAATCCCGACAATGGTATCCACTATTCCATTGAGGGATTCGACTACGCGTCTCACTTACTCGCTGATGCTATCGTGTGTTCATGTGGTGAAGGCATAGACCCACACCAAATCGCTTTGTTCACAGATAAGAGTGAGTACATTATTATCCCCGCGCGTTGTTGCAACAAGTTTCGGTGGTTCAAAGGTGAAGAGATATGATTGAAGATAATTGGGAACCCACAGCGGAAGACATTGAATGGACGAAAGACCACTATGAGAAGATGCAAGTGGGTGACACATGGGGTATCGCTGATGCTGTCCTCATGAAAGACGAAGATGGTTTTCGCATCACGAAAGCCACGCCCTCTTCCATCCTTCCTCTTGAGCGCATCGGTAAAGTGTGTGCTGAAATTGGCATAGCGCTAAACGCTGATGGAGTTGAGGTTGTCGAAGACCCAATGCAAGCCGCGCAAGATACTGCGAAGGAATGGATACACGAAGAGAGTGGCGTGCCGCTTGTCAATTTTGATTTGGAGAACGCTGAATGGAGAGAGACTGACAACGCTGAGTGGCGCGTGCTGGTCAAGCATGAAGACAGCGAACAAGAGTTAGCGCCTATGGACTTCCACCTCATCGCTGGTGACGAATTGTTCTTTTCTTGGGATGGCATGAGTGTTCTTGAGCGCGGTGAAATCATAGAGATTGCAGATAGTGGAACGCTGATGAAGGAACTTGAAGAAGCATCGGTGGTCATCATGCCGTCCGAATGGAACGGTCAGCCTGTACCTCCACACTTGCGCGGATTGATATTCAATGCCAAGGGTGATGAGGAAGAGTGAAGTTTGAGGAATTGGCAAGCGCAGTGCGTGCTCATCAAACAGAACCGAAGCACCCGAAAATACTCTCCGACCTTTTCACGAAACACGAATCGGACGCTCACGATATTATCACACTGTGTTGCGCAAGTCCACGAAGTTCAATAAAATCTCACCATGTCGTTTCCATGTTAGCCGAATCGTATGGTCTGTTCCCCGAAGAATACGAATCGCTCATGGATGAACAAGAGATGCCCGCGCTCCTTGCATCCGAATCGCCAACCGATGTAGCCGAATCAATCACGCTTCGCCAAGCCATTGAGTTCAAAGATATGATTATCAAGAATGAGATGAACGCAGACATTCTATTCAACTCAATGTCACAATTAGGTGCGATGCTGTTTTGGGGCTTTTGCTTTGGACGAAGCGCGTTGAACAAACGCCCTATCATGAGGGCTGTTGCACACACAACACCGTATGAGACGAATCACCTTCAACAGATGCGTGCGCTCATGCCCACAGGTGAAGTTATCCAGCGCGCAATCAACAACACTCTCCCGACCGAGTATGCTATTCAGCCCACCTATCCTTTCCAAGCGCCCAACTATTCTCGATGGAATAAATGGTCACTACCCTTCAAAGAAACACACTACGAAATCGTCCGAGGAAAAAACTACTTCGTACACAGGCGGAGCCGAAGGCTATACTCGTATGACCGTCAAGGACTACGCATAGCGCGCGCCCCTCTTATTGAGGGCGAAGACGATTGCGTGTGTGAGATGGATGAGCAGGGGAACATTGTGGAATGGTTGTACCGTGAGGGTGAGCCGAATCTATGGAAAGATAACAGAACCGCGCGTGCCACGAATCCCAAGAAGGTGGAAGACCGCGCCCATTTGAGAGCACTCGTTCAGCATTTAGAGGACGGTGAAACCCTGCGCCTCTTGGATGGTGAACGACCCTACTATCACAGTGGGGCTGTTGGAGGATTTATTGTGCCGAGAAGAACATTTGACATACCGCTACTGATACTTGGAGGCTTTCGTGAAGGCGAAGGCATACGAATTAAACTCGCCGCGCTTGACGGCTTCGACCCATTCCCTGTGGGTTACGCCTATGTGAAAGCGGATGACATACCGGATAAGTTGACTCGTCTTTACGAAGCGCAAGGCATGATGGACATTGACGAAGGGATGATTGGCATCTTCCATTCGCTTGGGTATGATGAAGAGAGTAAGAAGATGCGCGCTCCATATCTTGCACGAATAGACACGACTCTTGGACAGTCGGATGCTATGCAGATTGGTGACTTGATGGAGAAGTGAGCCGAATGGATGAAGACGCTTTCTTCCTCGGTTGGCTGGCGAGGGAATGTCGATTCCAACTAAGCGTTCACTTCTCTCCGAAGACACGAATTGGATACCGTGTGGAGAGGCGCGTCTTGGTCAGCCGAAAGGACGAACCCGCTCTCAACATGTGGCTCGCCACGCAGGGTATCAATGCACGAATCCTCAAGGATGCCGAATTGATACGGCACATCATCCGAATACTCTCACCCGTCAAACAACATGTGTACGACTTGAAGAACATGGTGAAGATGGTAAGGCTCATGGATTTCAAGGGGCGTGCTCCCACGCACACAGAGATAGCCGAAATTATCGACCTGTTAGATAGAGAAGATTGAACATCAGCGCACCTCTGTTTCAATTATCACTATTCTATTATCATTCTAATAAAGAAAGTATTACTATTATTCTTATAACAATAATAAGATAATATCAAGAAAAGGGTAGTCGTTGGACCCCCCCTTTATAACCCGACGCGGAATATGCAAGTGGTTTTGAGGAAGAAAAATGAAACTCACCTGCCGAAAATTAACCGATTTTATCGGAGCGAACGAACCACACATGCCCTTGTTTTACCTTGACGAGTGGGATGCTGATAGCCCCCAATGCCTTCTGTTGCATGGAGCGCCGGGACTTGGAAAGACAAGTGCGGCATACATCATAGCCAAGCATCTTGGATTACAGGTAGTCGAATACAATGCAAGCGATGAGCGCGGCATTGAATTCATCCGAAACAAGTTGAAGCAAGTTGCACAAGCGACCAACCTTTGGGATGGTGGCCGACTGATTTTACTCGATGAGGCTGACGGTCTTACCAAGCCTGCGCAAGATTCATTGAAGCGTATCATGGAGAAAAGCAACTGCTGGTGGATACTAACTTGCAACGACCAAAGCAAGATTATCCCTGCTATCAAGTCACGATGCGTCATGTTCAAATTCCGACCATACGAAGTAAAACATGTGCGCGCGTATATTGAACACTTGATTGTGAGACAAGGCATTTCACCTACGGTCAGCGCCGAGGTACTGCATTCACAGTTCGGAGGCGACCTTCGCGCAATCGGCAATCATCTTCTAAGTGGACTTGAATTGTTCCCCGAAGAACAAGATGATTTGGATTCATTGGCCCTCGACTTGGCCGCTAATGAGTGGGAGTCTGCCCACAGAACCATGTTGAATATGCTAAGGGAAGGCTCTTCCCATCAATACATCATGCGTCGCATTCACGAATATGTGAAAACCGTGGGGATGACCTCGGAACAACTATATACCTTCTTCTCTGTGTGGGGAGATTTCGTCTTGAAGATGAACCAATGGGACCTTGGAAGTGAATCATTTATTGACTACTTCGTAGCGACCTTACACACAAAAAACCAAAACCAAAACAAGGAGGACTAAACATGCCAAACCTAAACCAAAACCAAAACCAAACTGAAGCCAAAAACAACAACAGCCTTCACAGCGATGTGGAAGAACGCCTTAAGTGGTGGGCTGAGAAGAACGGAAAGAGTCTTGACGACGCAACAGGTGATTTTTACACCTACCTCAAGAACGAACTCGGAGTTGACAACCCCGACGCAGAAGAAGCAGACTTCATGATTGATGCCGCAGAGACTTTCGTAGTTGAGCGACGCGTCATGAGCGGCGGGAACAACAATGCAGTTGAACTCGTCGGATACTTCATTGGTGTTGACCCGAAAGTCCGTGACAGCCAAGAACGAAAGCGCGGACCAGCAGTGTCAGCCGCTATGAACGACCTTGACGACGCAATCCAACAAGGACTTGTGGCCCGCGCATACACCGAGAACGGTGTGTGGATGCTTGAGGGAGTCAACGGACCGAAGGCTACCGAAGAATCAGCAGACACCAAGCCATGGTTCCTCTTTGAAGAACACGGACTGAGCATCGCCATCCTTCAAAACAACTCCGAATGGAACCGCTACGGTGAACCAATCACACCGTACCGACACCAGCGAACCTACTACTATCTCGGTAACGACAAGGACAACTACTTGAACGAACAGAGAGTGTTGCGCATCAGTGTGACTTCAAAGAATCCCGATGAGTGGTTCATCCCTCAACTCTTCCAAGAAGGCACACTCAAGGTGCGACCTCAAGGAAAGAATGTCAAGCCGGAGTGGGCTGATTCCTACACAGCCTACCCTCTGCCTGCCTCCTTCACCTACGGCAACGAGTTTGTCGATGAAGAGATTCGTGATGTCATCCGACCGGACAGACTTGTCCCCGGACTCGACAGTCACATCAAAGACCTCTCATCGCTCGCTGAAGTTTTTGAGACGCGACAAGAGATTGTCCCCGGATACAACCCCGTCGGACCTCTTGTCTTTGTGAGAGGCAAAGTCAGTGACATGCGAAAGGAAGCACGCGAGACAGAGTGGGACCCGATTGGTCACGACTACTCAATGTCGCTGTCATCCTTCGACCTCATGCGTACATTCAACGGAAGTCGCCGACAGAACCTACCCTGCTACATCCACGGAGTCCTCGGAGACGAGGGTCACCCGTTCGATTATGCCACTGAGGAAGGATGGAAACCATACGCAGTGAAGTCCACAGTCATTGTCTTCGGACGATTGAGTGTGCGCGTCACTGATGACGGACCCGAACCTGCCATCAAGACCTTCGGTGTTTACGCAGTCCCACGCCTCGCCATCCCTGCTGGTGAAGGCGGCGACACAAACATTACCCAATACGGAGAGTGAATAACATGCCAAACCTAAACGATTTGAAAAACCAAGCCAAGCCCGAACAACCCGAACAACCTGTACCTTTCGACCCGACCACCGGGGAGATGATTGAAGCCCCTACCACGCCCGTCAAGCAACCCATTGCTAAATCCGTGTGGGATGAAATCATCAACGCTGGTGACGAAGTGCCTACGAGTCAAATCTTCATGGGCCTCATCGGTCCCGAAGGTGTCGGTAAGACTGGCATTGTTCTCGACAGCATGAGTGACGAAGAAAAGAAGCGCGGAGATGTTATCTTCGTCTTGGACTTTGATGGTGGCGGACAGACCACCCGCGTCACACATCATCGTGAGCATGCTAAGAACATCCGTTGCCTAAGTCCGAATGTCATGTTCCGACAGACAGACGCTGACGGTGACATTCGTGAAGCCATCGACTACCCTGCGACGCATCGTCGTGTCATGAAGATTGGACAGACGCTTGTTGATTGGGCCGCACGCCCCGGAGACAAGCCTCGACTTCACTCGGTACTTATCACCGCCGTTGACCTTTGGGATGAAGTGGCTAAGAACTGCATGTTCATCGAAGACTTGGGTACAGCCCCCGACGGTATCGGTGCAAAGGTGAAGCCTCATGAACAAGTCGGACTCCGATTCAACTGGCAGATTCGCACAACGCGTTTCCATCAACTTACAACCATCGCTCGAACGCTCATGTCCCTTGGTGTCAATGTTTACTTTGAAACCCACTTCAAGGAACTACAAGACAAGAGCGGTAATGTGATTGGTAAGAAACCATCTTGGGAGAAGCATACTGCAAACTACCTCAACCAAATCCTTTACTTCCACAAGAAGAAGGTGCGCGGCGAAAATAACTCACCAACAGGTGAGACACGCTACGAAGTTGAGTTCGTCAAAATCAAGACCAACCCTAACTTGCTTGACCAACGACGCACCATCATGGTGACGAAGAAGGACGAAGCGCCTCAGTGGTTTGGACTACCGGAACTACGAGAGGGTGAAGTTTGATGGCATGGAAAACCACAGGAACGCCTGCGCATAACAATGCCACAGACCGAAGTCTTGAAGACAATCCGTGCTACGAAGCAAACCCCGACTGCAATGCCTGTGGAGGCACTGGTGAATACATCATTGAACAACCCGTTCGGAACTATGAGGGCGAGTGTGTCGATGTTGAGTTCGTCAACCACCCATGTGATTGCATCTTCATTGACTGGCAAGTGGTCCCCGACCCAAACTGCAAGCAATGCGGAGGCGGAGGCGCGGTTCAAGAACGCATGATGAAGGACGGAGAGGAAGTCATTTTCTTTTACGACTGCGTGTGTTTACGATATGTACCGAGAGGTGAAAAGAATGAAGAAACAAAAGGTGATTCACATTAAAGGACTACTGAAACCAAGACTCTGCGGAGCGATAGGCGACTACGCATCCGTGGGCGATGACTCCGATGCGCCAATTTGCGAGGACTGCATTGCGATTTACATGACGCTGAATGGGGAGGCATACGAATGACGCTGGCTCAAGCGAGTTTCAACACAGATTTGTTGCGCGGGTTTATTTCCGGCTTCGGCGAAGGCGTCAACGACCTCTTCTGTCAAATCAAAGACATGAAGTTGACAGGTTGGGCTGATGTTGATACCCACTATGTTCACAAATCAATCGTTGTGAACATGGGAGATACATACAACATGGGCGATGTATTCATCCCTCAACTTGACAAGGTGAACGCATTCCTCAAGGCGTGCAAGGGGGGTGTCACAAGCATTCGACATGTGGGAGGCGTGCTGACATTGGTTAATGAAAACGACCAATACAGTACCCCAACTTACACTGAAGTTCTATCCAATCTAACTGTTGCGCGAGCAAGGTTTGCAATCTCAGGATTTGAGAAGAGCGGCTACAAGAAGTTAGGGCGCGCTGATATACAATGTCGCGGAACTCTAACCATGAGTGACCTGCATGGACTTGACGCTATGACAAAAGCAACTTCCAAAGATGCACCTGTTCGTATCACCATGCACACACAAGAGATGACGGTGACTGTCGGAAGTATGCGCGGTGCTCGTATGAGCAGGGTCATTGATGTTGACTGTTCGCCTGTCTTCGATAAGATTGAGACTGTCTTCTCGTCAGTTCTCCCTAAACTATTGAGAGTCATGGGTAGTGGTGATGTTGAGTTCTTCATTGGCAAAGAGAGTGCTCTCATCCTCAAGCACCAAGAAGTGGATTGCATGCTCATCCTCAAGCACCAAGAAGGTGTTGACCAATGATTGTCGATGCGATTTACAACGACGACGGACCGCCTACTGTCTATACAAGATGGCGCGGTACAGAAAGCAGAAGTTTGTTTGAACACCGTCAGTTGGATTACAGACCCCACTTCTTTCTTCCTGCACACACGCCGGAATATCGAATCAAGAAAATGCTTCGCAGTTTCCCTACCGCGCAAGTGGTTGAAGGCGAGACATTCACTGCTCTCGATAAGACGAAGTTGTTGAAGGTTGAGGCTGACTCACCTTATGACATACACAACATGGCTATGGGTTTCACAAAAACCTACGAGGCTGATGTGATGTATCCCGACCAATACCTCATCAACAATGTTGCTGAAATGCCCAAGTGGAAGCCGCGCAAGTGGTGGTATGATATTGAGTGTGACACAGGTGATGACAACTTCACGACTGTCATTGCTGTCATTGACTCCGACCTCGACACACCCGTTGTGTTTGCATGGGCTGACGAGCGAACCAATTGTCCCCTTGACACAAGTTACGGCATGAGAAGCGGACCTATGCAAAAATCGGTGCGCGATACAGAATACGATTTGTATCTCTATGGTTCCGAGAAGGAGATGTATGACAACTTCATTGTCTTCCTCAACCAACGCGACCCCGACATGATGATTGCTCATGCGGGAACTTTCTTTGACATACCTCACATGATTGAACGCCTTGACAAGATTTATGGTCACGGTGGTGCGTCTAAGTTGAGTCCTCTCGGTGTTATCCGATACCCAAAGAAGGGTAAGAGATACCGATACGACGCCCAACCTATCGCTGGCCGCTGGCAGTTTGACACAGCCGCCCCTGCTACAAGCGGAACAGGCTTTGAGCGTGTATGGAAAGACAGTGGTGGCGGACAACTACCTAACCTCAAGTTGAATACTATTGCTGAGACGCTTGGACTTGGTTCAAAACTCACAGAAGAGATTGAGGGCATGACTGTTCACAATGGATGGTATGAGTATTGGTCCGAGTTCGTTGACTATTGTCTGCTCGACACTGTTCTGCTACGAGGTATTGACGAGGCTCACAATGTCACTGACTTCTATGTTGAGATGGTGAGACTGACAGGCGTTTCGCTGAGTTCTGTATCCAATGTCACGAACTTTGCGCGCGGTTTGATTTCCCGACGAACAGGATTGAAAGCCCCGTCACGATACCAAGCACAACGAGAAGACTTGAAGGGCGCTGAGTTCATCAAGAAAGACAACGGCCTTTACGAGAATGTCGCAGTGTTGGACTACAAAGGACTGTACCCATCACTCATGACAGGCTACAACCTATGCTGGACTACCAAGCGTGACGGACCGGGCGAAGATGTTCTGCGAATGGAGAACGATACTTACTGGTATCAAGGCGAGAAGGGCATACTTCCTACCATCGTTGATTATCTGTTCGACTACCGTGATGTGTGTAAACAAAACATGCGCGACGCTAAAACGAAGCAAGAGCGAGCCGCATGGAACACAACACAGTCGGCAGTCAAGCGGGTCATGGCGTCACTATACGGCCTCACCGCGCACGCTGGTTACGGTTGGGCTGACATGGATATTGCTGAAACGATTCTCTCCGAGGGTCGCCGTTGCATTGCTCTGCTGGACACTGTTGCAACCAACATGGGGTACAATGTGATTTACGGATTCACCGACTCTGCTTTCATTCAAGTACCCCTTGAAGATGCTGAACGCTTAGCAAAGCGCGTGACTGATGTTGTCCAAGAACAGACCGGGAACAAAAAGTTGTTCGCGGAACTTGAGGCTTACATGGATTACTGGTATTTGGAGACAAACAACCGCTATGCAGGCATAGTGACATACCCCGAAGCCGACAAAGGCAAATGGAAGAACGCTCAACTGATGAAGGGGAGCGGTAAAGCACCTATCAGTAAGCGTGCTGAACGCACAGTGCTTGAACTCATCTGCACAGGTGGCTCGGAAGGCGATGTGCGCGATGCTGTCCTTGAGATGGTCATGCCTCTCCGCCGTGGTGAATACAACTTGAAAGAGATTACACAATGGACACGCATTGGCGTCTTCCCCTCCAAAACACCTGCCGCGCAAGGAGCACAATACTACAATGAACACATCGCTGATGGCGATGAATACATCAAAGGCGATTCTGTCGCGTACCTGTATGTTTCCCACCCTCCCGTTGGTAAACCCCCTACAAAGTACGCCGCTTATCGCGAAGAAGAAGACTTGGATGGGTTTGAGATTGACAAGAAAGCAGTCATTGAAAAACTCGTTCAAAGCAAAATAAAAACAATGTTCAAGGTCATGGGTTGGGACCTTGGAGCCGCAATGGGAGAACCCCGACCCGCAACATATTGGTGATTACCATGACAAAAACAGAAGAAAAACAAAAAGAACTTGAAGCCCGAATCATTGAACTTGAAGAACTCGTTCAAGAACTCAACGACCAACTTGATGTCGATTACGCGAACGCAACGGACACTGCGAAGTTAGCCCGCGCTATCAGTGAATTGCAAGACATGTTCCCCGAACTGCCTCTCATCAACAGACTGCATGTACCTACAAAGGTGGGACAATCATGAACAAAAGATGCCGAAGATGCTCAAGCATTGTGCGAGCGACGCATCCTTCATCGGAACTGTGTTTGGATTGCCACAACAAGCAAGGACGCATTACCAAAACACTGAGGGGTGATTGAATGCGAGTTGTGATTGATTATTTTGAAACAGGAACTAAGGAAGTCAAGCAAATGACAGGTAAACTCTTTTTTGGAGACGCGCTTCTTTCGGATTACATCGGAGTGCAGACTGGCGAAGACCAATGGGAATATATTCTCATCCCTCAAGCCACTGTTGTTAGAATTAAAACAGACAATCTTGATGAGGAACTTTACATGGTTGATACTGACAGTATCAAGCGTTCTAAAGAAATTGCGTTGAAGAACATGAGGCGCGAAATGGACCGAGGCGAAGGTGGAGGTGCATTTCATGGATAATTACCCACCCGGAATGAACTGGGGCGCGTTTGACGATTACCAAAATCCTCAACTTGAATGCGGTCATCGCTCGGATGACGCCTGTGACTGCTGGTGTGACGGTGGTGAAGGTGTGGGTGAAACTCACCAAGTCGGTGACTGCAACAGTGAAATTTGCACACACCTTCAATGTGAATCATGCTTCCAGCCTCACGAAGATGAAGAATGGCTCGTCAATAATCTTCAACGAGCGAATGAAGAAGGGACTCTCCTGTGGGTTGATAAGCAGAAGACCAAACCACTTCGGTTTATACCTCAGCACAGCAAACTTACGGTGCGCCTTTGTGGTAAGTGCTACAAGGAATACGAAGTTGAAAGAAAAGAGGGGGCGATTGAATGACTGCTAAGATTTACGATGACGGTTCTTCCTACTGTTGGACTCCCGAAATGGGCAAAGATGGTATCATCATCCGCATCAGCAAATCAACTGCTGGTTCACTCGGATGGTGCGTACAACAGATGTGGCTTGAACAAAACTACCGCAAGCCGCAAGGCTTGGTGAAGCATCTTGTCCTTGGTGATGATGTTCACAACGGTCTTGACCTCTTCTATCAACACATTGAGAAAAAGCCACATTTGATTGAGACAATCAAGAACTTGGCTAAGAACAAGGCAGACATGACTGACTATCTTAAGAAGATGATTCCGACTGAGAAAACAATCGTTGACAATCGTCGCGCGGAGAACAAAAAGTTCCCCTTCTATCATGAGGATTACTACCGAAACATGGAATGGTTGATGGAATTTGAGACTGCGCGAATGCACATGAATCCTACCAATCCAATGCCTCTCGCAAATGAAGTTCGTCTTGAAGTCAAGATTGACATGGATATTGTGGGCTACGGTACAGTGCCAATACAATTCGTTGGCATCATTGACCGTGTGTTTGAAGCGCCCGACGGTGGACTCATGCTCTATGAGTTGAAGACAGGTAAGTGGAAGGATAACAAAGCGACGGAGATGAGAAAGGAAATGTCTTATTACAAATTCTTGATTGAAAACTGCGACAGTGCTTACTTACAGGAGCGCGGCATTGACAGACCTGTCACCCATTGGGGATGGCGATATTCAGCCGCCGACCATTGGATGATTGAACCTGTCAAGAAAATCAGCGAGCGTGCAATGATGAAGCGCCTCAATGACCTCATCAAGATGTACCTCGACAATCACTTCCCTCCAACGAAGCAGGATTTCAAATGCGGCTACTGCAACTACCTTGAACTATGTCCGAAGTATGCAATAGAGGTGATTGAATGACTGAATACAAGATGTGCGAATTATGTGGAAAGAAACCCGATGCAAGCACGACGAGATTCAGTAAGGAGTTCCTTGACTGCCCTAATGGTAAGAACTATGTTTGCGGTCATTGCTTGGGTAAATTGGTTGACTTCGCTATCACTGCTGGAATGAAGTATGCAATAGAGGTGATTGAATGAACGGAAGACTGTGCGAACTGTGTGGATGGGACAAGGGTGGCATAGCAATGCGATATGCAAAGCGCGCTGTTTGTTTCTCTTGCATCGACAAGGTGCTTGAGTTTGCTGTCACTGCTGGAATGAGGTTTGATACAGATGAAACCACTTAAGTTTGATTTCCCCAAAGAAGTTGGTCTGTTCCGAAAAATCGTTCACAACCAAACAGAGTTTGAAAGATATTGGAAGAGCCTTGAGAACTCACAATGTGCCTACATGTCTGTGTATGGCTTCCGAGCGTTGAAACCCAATGGAAGACGCGCGGAGTACAACACTGCGGTTGTTAGCAATTTCGTGCTGGACTTCGACAAGAAGTATCGCAAGGGGAGTAACATGGTTGAGGTTGATGGCGATGAAGTCGTTGAACAAGTGTCTCGTTTGCAAGAACATCTTCTCAAAGAAGACATTAACCATGGCGTATGGTTCAGCGGCAACGGTTTCCACATTTGGATTTCCCTTGACAAGACTCATCTCCCATCCAGTGGTGCGCAAGTGTCTCACATTAAGGCGGCGGGGAAGAAAGTCATCAATAAGTGGAAGAAAGACATGGAGTTGTATTGCATGGACCCGACTGTCCCATTTGACATGGCGCGAGTCATACGAGTTCCCAACTCTTACAACGCTAAACAACATGTTCTCCGATGGAGCATCCCTTTGATGCATCAAGAGGTTGACCAATTAACTTGGGACCAAATTTGTGATATGGCTCAAGAGCCGCGCAACACCGCTTTCTTCTATGGTACGAAGGGTGTTAATTTGCCAGTATCCGAAGTGAAGAAAAGCCAGTTCAAGGTCACAGGCGAACCAGTCGAGTTCGATACTGTCAAGATGGGGAGCATCAAGATTCTTCCATGTCTCATGGAGTCTGCTTGTCAAGTCGGTAGCAATCCTCCACATATCAGTCGCGCGAGTCTTGCAATTTACCTTGCATCGCGATTGCGAAACTTCCTTCCTGTTCAACGAACCACTGTGCAGATGAGAGAGAAGCACATGTTGACCCTTCATGACTTCATCAAGACGCTTCAGTGGGCTGACTATGACCCGTCTGTCACTGAATACCAAATCCGCTCCATCGTTGATGGAGGATACATGGAACGATGTGAAAGTTTGATTGGGAAAGGTCTTTGTGTCGGTCGCTGTCAATTATGGGATGGGACCGGAGAGTTCGAGGTGAGTGAATGAAGAAGCGACGAAACATTGTAACGATAAATCGCATAATCAAGATTCTCAAAGAAGGAGATATGAACACCGCTAATTTGTACTACACTCTCAAAGAGCGATGGCCTCGAACTGCCCCAAGTATGCCAAGTTTAGGCAACTTACTGAGCAGGTCAAAGGAATTTGCGGAAGCAGGCGAGGAGCGTGTGATTGATGATACTGGTCACGGGCAGAATTACCCTGTTAAGGTTTGGAGGTTGGTTAAATGAAGCCACCTCTCATTATTGACACCAACGAGCGTGGCTCCCTTGTCTCAGCACTTGAACGGCGCGCTCTATCAAGGTCACCTCGCATTGATGTGCTGAGACAAAAACTCATCAATGGAGATTACAAATGCGGCGATTGGCTCATCGAAGCCAAGAGCGTTGACGACCTCTTCTCATCTATGAGAACAGGACACCTCATGCGTCAGTTGGATAACATGGACGCTAATGATGGGAACTACGGTTTAGTGATTTGGGGAGACATAGCAGGCTATGTCCGCAGAGCGCGCGACCGTGGTTCAAGAATAACAGCCAGTCAAGCCCTTAAGCAAATGACTGGTTTCCTCGGTCGAGTGGTTGCCGATTTCGGTTGCCTCATTTACCGAGCGCCTAACGCAAGTGAAGCGGCGGCTTTCATGGTCGCCCTTCATGAGAAAACCTACAAAAAAGCAAGTCGGCATGGAGCGCAAGCAGTACGCCGCGTTAGTACAAATGATGTACGCGCTGATATGTTGATAACAATACCCGGCATCGGCCCCGATATGGTCGATGCCATCCTCGAAGCGTGTGGCTCTATTGAAGAGGCCGCATGTGGAGATTGTTTGCGCGATGTTCCTCGTATGGGGAAAGTGTTGCGCAACAGAGTTACGCAAGTGCTCACAAGCGAACAAGAAGTTCGCGTGGAGAAGTGATTATTATGGTTGCTCTCTGCAAAAAGACATTCTTTTATCCTTATAACAACATAGTGATAATTGATAAAACGAGAAATGGTTATAGGATGACCACCACACCCCAAGAGTCATCCGCCCCCCAAAGGAGACAAAAAATATGCCCCAAAGACAATGGAACCAGTACACCGCAGTAAAAGAATACCCGATGATGAAGGAATACCTTGAGAGATTTCGGACGACCTCGTTTTTCAACGAAGTCCCCGGCCTCATTTCCTTCTTTTACCTACAAGGCCAAGCCCTTGTTGACTATGTGCGAATCCCCGTGTGGGCTTCGGCGCTTGACCCAAGAATCCATGTGTTTTGGATTCAAGCAACGCGGTCCGGTAAGTCAATCGCTTGGGAATTTACAGGCGAAGTGGCAGATAAAGCAGGATTGAACATTGACATGTTCACAAGTGGAACAGACAGCGCGCTAATCGGGTCAATCGACTCAGTGAGCGACGGTGATGGTGGATACGAACTTGTGCAGAACGAAGGGTTACTTGGCGGTAACAAGTGTTTGAATTTCGATGAAGGTTCAATCCTTCTCCAATCCAACCCCAAGCAGTTCTTCTCGGAAGTCATCTTGTACCTACAACAAGCGATGAATCCCGTCGGAAGTCACAGCAACACCTTGACTAAACACATGAAGAATGGTAAAGTGGAAACAGAATCCCGCGTATCATTTTGGATTACATCATTCCCGCCAAGCGGAGTGAAAGAATATGTTTTGACCAAAGGATTGTTCCAGCGTGTTCTGTTGCTTTACAGACCATGGAGTGATGACATGCGACAGATGGTGTCGGAACGCAGAATGGCTGGTGTCTTCAAGAACAAGTTGACCGAAGTGCAATCACTCGATGATATTGCAGTCCACTTCAAGGAAATCAAAATCAAAACCCAAGAGCGTCTCTTGCTTCTTTCAAACATGACGGAAGATGCATGGGAAGGACTCAACCCTGCTGGTAAAGAAGAGGTTGCGCGAGGTTGTATGCAAGAGATGTTTACCATTGATGCATCTTTTGAACCTCAAGTTCTTGCCTCCGTCGAAGAATACTACACACTGGTTCGCGGCATGGAGAAGCACTTGTCGGATGTTGTTTGTTCTTTCATCCCTAACATCCTCAACTACACCGTTGTTTTCGCAACACACCTTGCTTTGATGAGAGTGATGCGCGACGATACACCTGTTGACGGTGAATGGAAAGTGACCGGCGACGATGTTGAAATGGCTACTGAAATTCTTTACGACATTTACGAACAACTTGTTCTTTGGCTTGAGTCCGAAGTTGAAGTTGGAGCCAAGGCCGCAGAAAAAGCGGCGCGCAAAGATGAATGGAACAATGCATTCAAAGCCTGTAAGAGCAGTGACATTGAAGGCAGAGGTAGCGGTTGGGTTCTCAAGAACGACATGTTTGACCGATACGCTAACCAACTCGGAAAGAGCAAGCCGACCGTTTACAAGCGGTTCAAAGATGTGGAAGGTCTTTTCACCACCTACCGTGTCGGCAACTCTGTGTATGTCCGTTTCAAGGAGGCTTGAGTATGAGTAAAGTAATGGCGATTGACATCGAAACGGCTAATTTCTCCCATGAGATTGGCGGGTGGGGTAATACCCATCTGTTTGAACCAACAGTGGTGGCTACATGGGACGGCGAAGAAGCACATGTATTCAGCAAGGCTGACGATGTGATTGTAGCAGACGCGCACATGCACCCTCTTCATCCCCGTGAACTCGGTGAGCATCTCAAGAAGCATGTTGACGAGGGAGGCATCGTGGTTGGACACAACATCCGAGGCTTCGACTTGCCTGTTCTCCGAGACGCTCTCGACATGCATTACGCCGGTGTTCTTCTCAACAAGAAGGAGAGCATGGTTGATACTTCTTGGTCGCTGAGAAGCGCGTGTGGCAAAAGTCACCACCTTGACTCGTTGTGTAAACACACACTCGGTAAAGGGAAGGAAATCATGGACTCAGCAGACGCGCCCGTCGCTTGGAAAGAAGGGCGTCACGCTGAGGTTATCAAATACTGCATAGCAGACTGCAAACTCAATCATGACTTGTTTCTTCATGGAAGAAACGAAGGCTTTGTGAAAGGCCGTAACGAAGAAACAGGTTTGATTGAAGAATACCACATAGGATGGTGAACCCACATGACAGAAGAAAGAAAAACTGGAAGAGAAGCCCAAATGAGCAACATACGAGCCGCAGTGCAGGTCGCTGAAACAGTAAGGTCAACGCTTGGCCCTGCTGGTATGGACAAGATGCTCGTTGACGAACGCGGAGAAACAATTGTTACCAACGATGGTATCACTATTCTCCGAGAACTCGAAACTGCACACCCCGGTGCGCAAATGATGGTTCAAGCGAGTCAAACACAAGAAGAAGTATGCAAAGACGGTACGACAAGCGTTGTTGTCCTTGCGGGACAAATGCTGGCGCTGAGCGAAGGACTGCTTGCGCGTGGCATTCACCCGCAAACAATCGTGCGCGCCTTCAACAAGTCATCAAAGGTTGCTCTCGAAAGCATGCCTTCCGGGGACACCGATGTTGATATTTGCCATGTCGCCGCAACTGCATTGCGCGGTAAAGCATCCGAGTCTGCTCTTGGATTCGCCGCACAACTTGTCGAAAAAGCCACGCTTGCTGTGGATGGTAACCTCGACCGTGTTCGTACCTTGACTCAAGCGGGTGGAGATATGACTGACTCGTACTTGCATCGTGGACTCGTCCTCAACAAGATGTTTGTCAATCCCGACTTTGCTGGCAAAGAGAATCCACGCGTGTTACTCCTTGACGGCGGACTCGACGGTTTCAACTACGAAGATGTGCAAATGCAAATCCAAGACCCCGCTCAACTTGAATCCATTCGACAGCAAGAAATGCAAATACTGAGCAATGTTGCACACAAGATTGCTGAGATGTGCGATGTTGTCATGGTTCGTGACGGAATCCACGAAGCGGTTGCCAAGCATCTTGACATGATGGAAATCGGAGTTGTCAGTCGCGTTCAACAAAGTGACATTGACGGTGTTTCGAGAATCATCGGCGTGCCTATCCATCATCGCATTACTGAATTTACAGAGGATGAAGCCCCGCGCATCGAAGGCAAAGTGTCTTCGTTGAGAATCGGCGACCTTGACTATGTTTCAATCGAGAGTAAAGAAAGTGATAGCATAACCATGATTGTTCGTGGTGCTACAAGACAAACCCTCGATGAATACGAGCGAGCGTTCGATGATGCACTTGGCGTGGCGTGTCTTTACATGAAGGACCAGCGCCTTTACCCCGGTGGTGGTGCAGTTCTTTCCAAGTTGGCTATGTCTGTTCGCAACCATGCCACACTTGAGCGTCAATCCTCAGCGCGCGAGCGTATGTGTATGGAAGCGTTCGCTGATGCACTCGAAATCATCCCTGCCGCTATCGCCAGCAATGCTGGCATGGATGCACTTGATGTTGTCATGGAATTGCGCTCAGTGTCAGCAGACATGGGACTTTACATTGACTTTGAAGGCGTTGGTAGCATTGCTGAGACGGGCATCCAGCACGGCGTGTGGGAACCTGCCGCGCTTGTTGAACAAATCATCAAGTCAGCGACTGAGGTTGCCTGCTCCATCCTTCGCATTGACGATATTATTGCGAGGCGCACTTGATGGATTCGGAGACGCTCGGAATACTTTTTTTCCCGACTTCGATATTGTTCTTCTTGATAGCGCTTGCTATCTTTGAGGGTCTTTTCGTGCTCGCTGATTGGTGCTCGCGCAAGTTTTGGAACTTACCTATTCCGGGTTCTGTTGAAACTGAGGAAGAGTAGCGTTTCCTTCAGCGGCCTTACGCCGTTGTGCTTCACGCCTTTCTCTTGCTTGTTGTTGCTTTAGGGCGGCTTGCCTTCGTTGTTCCTCCGCCGCAAAGTCGGTTGGTGTGAAGGCAGGTCGCCCGTCAAGAGTCTTCTGTCCTTGAACGAAGAGTTTCTTCTGCTCCTTCAACAACCGCATGGCTATGTCCATTGGCGCGCCGTGATACATCATGTCATTTTGTTGATTGATTTGCTCTTGCTCTTGTTGTATGCAAGCCACACATACCGTTGCGCCGAACTTCTCATTCATCGCCTGTGCAGTTTGAGCATCAACGCCAGCCCCGCACAACTCGCATTCTGCTGAGTTGCCCATGAGATTCATTTGCGGTGCTTTGACCACGACCATCTTGAGCGTTGAGCCTACGGATGGATGAGAGCGCGCTCTGTTCGTGTGCGGGTCTTCGGGGACAATCTTACCTGTCTTCGTGTGACTCATATCGGGACCCCCCTTGCCTGCAACTCCACGCTTGCGTCGCTCCGCACCTAACTCCCTACGGTATTTCTTGCGCGCGGGTGAAGACTCGTATTCAGTTTCATACTCGCGCTTATGTTCAAGGGCGGCAGGTGACTTGGCTTCCTTATTCAATTCTTCACCAAATGGGTCTTCAATCAATCCTTCGTTTGCCATCTTTCGCCAAAAGCCCTCTGCGCCGCCTACAACATCATCTGTACCAACTAACTGCACAGGTCCGCCGTGATGGGCTTCGAGTTCTTCTTTGAGTTTGATTAGACCTGCGCGCCCATGACCAGCGTCTTCTAATCCTTCGCGCACTGCGTAATGGTCAAGCATGTATGTGTTGTCACCGAGGTGCTTGATTCCCGCACGAACTTTTTCGTCATCCGATTGATAAAAATGAGAGAAATTCTTATTCTTCCCTTCCCACTGGTATCTGTTGTCTTCCGTAAAAGGTGAACCCTTTGCGTTGGGGTTGTTCAAGCGAGGCAGGGTGTAGCCTATTTCCGCGCCAACTGTGCTTTGCGGTGGGACTGCCGGTACTTCTTGTCCCATGTCTGTTTGACGCAATCTTGTTCGGTCGGGTGTTTGACCACTTTGTTCAAGGTAACGAACATAGGCAGGGTCCCTGTCAACCCTATCGTAAATAGGGGCTTTCAGTAAATTCCACCATGCGTTAGACATGCGCGCGCCTCATTCATCTTCGGGTCGGGGCGTTCGTTGAATTGCAGGGTCGGGACCGTAGTAGCCTCCTTCGTGGGCGATGTCATTTTCGTTTTGCATATACTCGCTTGTGTCGCGCTTAGAGCGGTTGCGGGCAAAGTCGTGATGTCCTTGCATTGTTTCTCCACCAACCTTGTGTCGTGCAAATCGTGGATTTTTCAATGCTCCACGGAAGCGGGAGGTGTTATCATCATCTCGCATGTCCCCATGCCCCCCTTGCCAAGCATCCCTTTGATATTCCAACGAGTCTTGAAGAGCACGCGCTTGTTGAGCATAGTTCATCACCGAGGGATGAACAGTATTTCCTTGCGCATCAAGCATATCGGGGTTCGCTTTCAACAAAGCCCATGCCGCGCTCATGACATTTGGATTGTCAAACGATGTGCGGAACATGTTCTGCTCAACCGCGTCCATGTCCATATCTTCTTCTTCGGGTTCCTCTCTGCCGCTACCTTGAATTGGGGAAGCGCCGCGGAAACCATAGTATTCAGCCTCAACAGAACCGGGTGGCGCAGGACCAGCAGGGTTTCTTCCTTTACCCGAAGCCTTTGAGTCTTGTACGCGCTCACCACTGCCTGCATACGGAAGCGTGTTGACAGTGGATGCCTCACCAAAGAGGCTGTGTTTTCTATCCCTATCACCTCCTTTGTTTTCTTCTTGACCACCCATAGCATGCATTGCTCGCATTGCATCATCCATAGGGTCCCTTGAACCGCGCGCCTCAAACAATTGTAAGAGTCGTTGCAATTTTTCCTCTTCGTCGGAATCGCCCGACGGGTCGGAATCGCTGAGAGGCATGTCGTGGACGGAGCGTTGGTCATCGTCGGTGTCAACTTCTCCGCTATGAGCCATATCCACTTCATCAAAGAGAGAGTCGTAGCCGCCTTGTTGTCGGAAAATTCTATCCGCATCGTTGGATACTTTTTTCCTTTCTTCATCACTCATTTCGGGAGTCAGTTCCCTAAGCAGATTTTCAAAAGTCTTATCCGTTAATTCACTATTATCCATGCGCCTTACTGCACGCTCCCAATCTTTAGGGTCAATCCCCCTACTGCGAAGCATTCCTTTGATTTTTGGATTTGTCAAACCGCTTCGCAAACTTTCTGCTCGTCGGTCTGCTCTTGATGATTTGGCTTGTCCGCGCTCATTTGCACTTTTCTCAGCCAATTCATCAATTAGCGGTTGAATGTCAAAAGGTGCTTTGTCATGCGACAGGTACTCATCCATGTCCATACCGTGCCGTCGATGCATTTCTCCATGAAAATTTTCGGGATTGATGCTCCGCCTTTCCAATATATTGTTAATGTCAAGACGATTGCTTTTCAATCTTGAGTGAGTTTTATCTCTTGAAGCCGCTTGAGTAGCCGCTTGAGCATCATTGGAGCCACGCGAAGCGACTCGTCGTTCAGCCTTCTTCATGTCTTTTGGCTTAGCGCCCATACCGATGATGAGAACCATACCGCCTTTCTTAGACTTCTTTTCTTTACCCATTAACTTCCACTCCGTGTTGTTTGAATTTGGGTTTCACCAATCTCGATTCTTTCCATAATCGCGAACAAAGTGGACACTCCCAAACAAGGACACGCGAATCCCTATCATTAACATATCGCCCTTCTAAGCGTCGCGCGAGAACATTTTCGTAGCAACCGGGGCATTTTTGAGATAAGCGTTGTTTTAATTTACCCATTATTACACATCCTTTTTTGAAATCACAAGTCACCCATGCGACTAATTGTTACTGAGTTTAGAGTCCCTGCCGTCCCGATTCGGACTTGAAATTGACCGCCGCCGGAAGTAGGCAAACCTTCAGCCTTGACAAACAAATAAACGGTATGTGGTAGCGTCATCGTATTGTCCACAGGTATGACGATATTAAAATCGGGCGCTTGAGCGAGAACTTGATTGGTCGCCAAAGCGTTGTCAAATCGGTTATAGGACATGTCGCCTGTGGGTTGGTTAGGTGATATGCTTCTATCCCAATAACCCTGTACGGTGGGGTTGGGTGGGTTCGTTGTAACGATGTATTGAACAATAACCCCTGTGACGCTGGTAACAGGCGCTACCCCATAGAGATAAGCCCCCCAATCAATGCGATAATAACCTGTATCATGCAACTCAATGCCGTAATCCGGGTTTATAGAAATTGAAGGGTGTGTCGCCGGGTTGGTTATTTCAGTCCAATTAGGTGAGCCGACATCAACAATGGAGAGAACATCAATGTTGTAAGGGACATTCGACATGTAAGCGTTGCCGGTCTTGTTCAACTTCATCACTTCAACGCTACCGCTTCCCGCTGGACCTGCTGGACCCGCTGGCCCTGTTGCTCCTGCTGGCCCTGTTGCTCCTGCTGGACCTGTTGCTCCTGCTGGACCTGTTGCTCCTGCTGGACCTGTCGCTCC